AGCTCTATCTTGCGATTCCATTTGTGCTTGCTGCAAACGGCTTTGAGCTTCAATCTGCGCTATTTGCAATCGGCCTTGTACTTCTTGCATGACTGGGTCTGGCGGCGGCGGTTGTTTAGCTGCCTCTTCCTTCGCCGCAGCAATTTCACCAATCTGACTAAGGGCTTTAGTAAAAATACCATCAAGCTCTTTGCCTCCCTTCATTCGTTTAATTGTATTTTGAAACAAGGCAATACTGAATTCTACTAACGGCGGAAACTGCTCAATCAGCCCTCGCATTTGGTCAAAAAATTGTCCTGCTGTAGCAATTAACGCTTGTCCTTCTTGCTGTTGTTGCTGTTGGTCTATAGCTACCATCGAATCTGAAGCTATTTGAATACGGTAGCTACGTTTCGTGTCGTCGCGTAGTATGTCAATAATTTGACGCTTCATATCCTCGATAAGCATTAGAGGATCTGGCTGTGGAGCTATAGGAGGTAGCTCAACTGGTAGCATACCTTCTTGTCCTGGTTCTGGCATTGGCGCGGGAGGTGGCGTTGGTATAAAGATGGTAGGCTCAATAAGAGCTGTCGCATCTCCAATTTCTAAAATCCTAGCTTCATCAAATTGTTCGCAAATGATAGCGCCAAGTTTAGCGATAGCGTCCGACATAAACTTGGTAAACATGTTCTGTCGTACAATTAACCCCATTGACGACCACTGATTTTCTAACCTGTTGGCCGTAGCAGATTTGTATTGCTCTGAGGTGCCACGTAATAGATCAGAAACTTTCAGCGTTTCGTAAAGCTGCTGTAAAGCATTTTGTCGAATTTCTTGAAGAACATTAAGTGCATTTGCAAATGGCTCAAATGGAGCAAACTCCATAGACCCTTGCAAGCCGCCTCTGCCGCGATTTGCAGGCCAATTATCAACAGGGACACCCTTTAGGTCATCTTCAAAGATTTGTTCAATGGTGCGGCCCATAGCGCTGTCATAAGCAAAGTTAGTGCGTATTGCTTGAGTGACAGCATGGATACGGGTTGTAAGGCGTTCTACTTCTAGAATTTGGTCTTTAACATGAGCGTAATCAGATACTGGGATTACGCTATCTGGATCAATGGATTGTCTGATAACTGAACAGGGATAGAACCCTTCAAATTTGATGGGTGGCTCCATCTCTTCAATAATGGTTTTATCACCACCTTTTTGGATCCAATAAACTTTGTTTGTTGCTTGGCACCAAATTTCAAATACTTCTGCTTTCCCTTCAAACTTATCTTCTTTTCGAGCTATGTCTTTTTTAATGACCTCTGGAAAACTGTCATAGTTTAATTCTTCTGCAACAACGTCGCCAAAAAGAGATTTTGCTTGGTCTCTGTCTAAGAACGCACGTCTAGCCTGCCATTCTATTTCTTGCTCATTCCGAGCATCGGAGCAGAAGTAATCACTGTAAGAAATGACTTCTAAAACAGCTTTTTCATCTGTTTTTTGTTCTACTTCTACAGATTTAACTAAAATGCCCCCTGTTGTTTCTGTAAAGCCTTCTATATCGTCTTCATAAGGCTGACCATTGCCATCCAAATAAGCTCCGCTTGGGTCTTTAATGATAGCAATCTCTTGAAAAACTGTTTCAAACTTAGCTATGTATCTAGCCCATAAAACGGCTTGTCCAGTAAGCAAAAATTGCAGAGCTGCTTGATAACCGATCTTATCAAAATCAAAGTTGCAATCCATGGCATACTGAGTGTTGCGTTCTATAATAACGCTGCCTAGTTCGTAGGGTATGCCACCTGCTCTTTTACGTAAATTTACTTCAGCTTTAGGTGTTGAGCTGTAATAAGCAGGTAGCAGGGTATTAATGCAGTACCACCAAACATTTAATCGTCGCTGTGCGTCTCGTAATGTGTCTACTTGTCTGTGTGCGTTATAAACCCGAATTGACTCTTCAGCGTCTTGAATAAACTTTTTACGTCTTGTTTCTGCATCAGAAATCTGAGCTTTCCACCAGCGACCTGAATACTTTTTAATTAGTGAAACAGGTTGTTTTTTCATATTTTACTCTTAGAGTTTCTAGCTCGTACTTTTGCTATGTAACTTTGTAATTTAACCAAGCCTTTGTTGAATACTTCTGCTGGTTGCTCCCATTTAGAATCAATTAAACGTGCTTTACAAAGATAGCGCAAAGCATCACAATTATGTGACACGACCCCATTGCCCAAAACAAAAGTACTTGTTTTTGGAACATTTAAGCAATACACGTCTTGCGGGGTTTCGGAATAAGATTTGGATTTAACCGTCTTCGCCTGGCTGACATTTTGCAATTCTGATGACAATACTTGGCTTTCCATGCCATGTGTTTTTTTGTTTGAAACTCCGCCTGGCAAAACTCGCAAGTTTTGGTAATTAGCGGCATGTTGGCTGCTATTTGCCTGGCATGTTCTGAATGCCATTCCCGCCCCTGTAGCGACTTGTGCCAAAATTTTGACATCGGCACAGCGTTCTTCAGCAAATTGGCTTTGGCCCACTCCCTCCGCTCTGGCGTCATATGATTGGAAAGATGAGTTTTGGAATCTAACAATTCTAAGTTTTTTATCTGATTGTTGGCTCTGTTGCCATCCTTGTGATGAATGTGAAACCCTTTTGGGATTGCACCATTGAAGTATTCCCAAACCTTTCTGTGCAAGCGTCTTGAGCCACGCACGCCTTTTTGCTGGGCTGAAAAGTAATTGCCGCAACGATAATAACGGGTTCCGTCGAATTGTTGGCACGTGTGCGAAATAACCTTTACTTTCATACGTAACGTAGTCTATCCAATCCTCAGAGGTAATGGCAATAGCTGTTTTATATGTGCCGTTTGCTAATCGAAACAGATGGTCTGGAGTACAAACAATTTCAGAATTGTCGTTAAAAACAAGTTTTATGACGTTGGCCTGTTTGCGGGTTAGTGCGCCGCACGCCTCATGGTAATAACCGTCGTGAGATAAAACTGCGACGGAATAGTTGCCGCAAAGGTCTTTAATTGGCAAAGGCCCAGAATCGGTCATTACAAGCGTATCACCAGCCAAACAAGCATGGTCATTGCCGCTTGTGTCCAAATCCTCTGGTCTTCGTTTGTCTATTGACATAGATGGTAAAGTTTCTAGCAAGTACGGGCAAGTAGCAAATATGTAAAGCAACGGAGGTTTAGCTACTAGCCTTTGTCTAATCTGGGACCACCCTGAAAGCCGGTCATTGTCAGCAGCCCTAAAACTCATCTGCTTATACTTGCTAAATACAGCTGTAAACTGATCGTTTATGCTTGGTCCACCCTCATGATTAAAGATGCTAGGGTCGGCAACAGCTACTGCATTTTCTCCCACGGAAACTGATGCAATTCTGTTAGCCTGCTCGACGTTATCAACTCCTTTTCCCCACATTTCGCGATAGATGATAATAGCTCCTTTTGGATATGGTACTTCGTTACCTCTGTCATCACGTCCAGAACTAACAGCACCCCAGACAGCAGCAAAAGGGCTACGATAACCCCAGTCATAGCCCAAATAACGAGGCCAGTGTTGAGGGACGTTAAAAGCAGCAATGATATGTTTAGAGCTAAACTCAGGAAAGTAACTACCCTCATGAATCTCAAAGTCTCCTTCTAGCCAAGCCCGCACCAGCTCTGGACTACCAACCATGTGCAAGCGGTTAATGTACTCAGGGTCACGCGCTAACAAGATTTGATTATCATGCACCCTACTTGGTATGTAGATGTAATCAAAACTGGCGCCGTTAGGCAGGTCTTTTGTTAATACTTTCATCCCTTTGGGAGCTGGTTTGATAAACAATTCCTTTAGCCAGCTATGACCTATACCACCAGGGTTGAATGTAAGGATGATTTGACCGCCTCCCTTGCCTCGTAATGCTCCAAATAGCTTCCAAATACAGGACGGGTCAGCATAGTTACCAGCTTCTTCTATAGCGCAATCTGAGAGGTTCTGGCCTTGGTACTTCTCGGCGTCAGCGTCATTAGCTAAAGGTCTAAAACGTAAGCGACCACCCGATACGAAGGTAAACTGCTTTTTCTGGTCCTGCCAATGCGCTTTAAGCGGCAAATATATCTGTTTAGCACGCTCAATAAGGTCATCAGCTTGGGGTAATTCTTTACGAAAAAAGATAGCATTGAAATGAACCCCTAATTGCTCCTGCTTGATTGCAAACTTGCCTAGTACGCCGTCAGTCTTGCCACCACCACGGGCGCCCCCATAACCAACCAATGTAATCGGACAAGCAACTAGAGCCTCTTGAGGGCCAGATTGAGGCGCCCAGACAATATGCTCATCAAGGCGCTGTTCAGCTACCCAATCACTCACAGCGGCAATACCTCTTGCCGTAAGCGGTTGGCAGCTAATTCGCAATACTTTTCTTCAATTTCAATGCCAATAACTTTCCATTGGAGGTCTTTTGCTGCTCGTAAACTACTTCCACTTCCTGCAAAAGGGTCAAGCATTGTTCCAATTTTATGACATCTTAAAAATGGATACATTACATTTACAGGTTTTTCTGTTGGATGACGAAGACTGGAACCGTTGATTCGAGGGACTTTTATAATGTCTGTTGGTCGATAAACAAAAGAATGGTTAATTCCAGGGTAAAAAGCGCACCCTTCCCACTGTCTACCGAACTCATGTTGTAAATCCCCCATGGAATGGCTGCCTTTGTCCCAAACTATAAAACTTTTTGGTTTTGGGAGTTCGTATAAATTATCCCATCGACACCATACAAACATTGCACCCGTGTATTTTAACTCTGTAAATATCCAATGCGGAAATTTATCATCGTTTGCTATTCCCCCTAATTGTTCGTGCTTTGCCCGCCAATTACTGTGATAATCCATTCCATAAGGCGGATCGGTAAGCACTAAATCGACAGGCTCTAAATGGGGTAGAATATTCTTACAATCCCCATGGTATAAAGTAACGTAATCATCTTGGTAGTAAGGCTTAATCACTTCCCGCTCACCATTACCACGTCATCGCTGTAGATCCGCTCCACGCTACACTTAGGGTTTTGGCATACAAAGTACAAACCATTATCGCCCCCAAAGTGGCTTACATACGGCTGCTCATCCTCCACCTTCATAGTGGTAATATGCTCGCACCAAGGACAACGCTTTACCTCTTCTTGACTCTCTTTAAAGCTGTGCTCAATCCCCATACCCGCTCGTAATCCCTTTGCCTTACTCTGTTACCGTTTAACCTAAAATACCAGTTACACCTAGCTGCCCCACAGTTCATCCATTCCTTAACCGTGACAATTACCCCAATAAGCCCACACCGAGGGCAGCAGTAAAAGCTACTCCTCGCTATCTTCGGGGCTAAGGTACTTCTGGATAAACTCTTCTTTCGATAGC